ATCAGCAAGTGCCTTAGCAGAAGCAGCCTTCTCTGCAGCAAGTGCAGTTGCAGAAGCAGCCTTCTCTGCTGCAAGAGCAGCATCTGAAGCAGCCTTAGCAGCAACAGCATCTGAAGCAGCCTTTACGACTGCAGCATCTGAAACTGCCTTAGCAGCAAGTGCTGCATCCTTAGCAGCAGTCTGTGCTGCAAGTTCTGAAACTAGATCACGAACTGTGATTTCTGCAAACGGTGCAAGTGCACGAGCAGGTAGACCAACTACGTCAGCAGTTGTTGCATCTCCAGCAGTTGTTGGGCTGAATGTGATTAGTGATCGTGTTCCAGTTGCTGGAAGTGTTGCAACAAACTTTGCAACTCCAAAATCTGAAAGTGTAGCACCAGTGGTTGCTGTTGCTGTGTCTAGTGTTGCTGTAGCAGCAAATACTGTTGCAGTAATTGACTTAGCAGATACCTTGTTACCAAATGTGTCTGTTGCAGTTACTGTGATGTCTTGCTTTGTACCAGCAGCGCCAGCAGTAGGGGCAGATACTGTAAGAGTATTAATCTTACCAGCAGTTCCCTGTACGTAGTATGTAAGTTGTGTTCCACCATTGGTGATTACAACTGTACCGATTGCTGTTGTCTTTGTGTAGACATAAAATGTTGCTGTTGTTCCTGTACCAGTTGCAACTGTTAAGGATGATGATCCTGATGTTGCTCCTACTGGTGCAGCAGTTGTGTGTAGTGCAGACACGATTGTTGCGTTTGTTGCTACTACAGAAACGACTGTTCCTGTGTCAACTGTTGCGACGAACCTTAGTGCGTCAGCAGCATCAACTGTGTTGTCTGCTGGGACTGGCAATGACGCAGGTGTTGCGATTGCTGAGGCAGTTGTGTTAGCCGTTCCAGCAAGATCTACAGCAACTGTCATTACAGCAGCATTTGCAGGTGCTACTGCTACCATGCCCAAAGTCATGGCTGCAACCACGGCTAGTGCGATTTTCTTTAATGAATTCATTACTTATTTCTCCTTGTTTATAGTGTTTTTAGTCCATCCAAATAATCTTCGATGTCTTTTATTTGGCTAGGTTTATATTGTATCACATTGCGACTCTCCAAGTCAAATTGCTCCTCTGGAGTCTTTGGTCTGTCTTTAAAGGTGTGAACCTCTACTTCAGTGTCTATATTTTTTGAGGTATGTGATATTGCCCCAAATATTGCTCCACACACAGCATCAGCCAAGTCCTTTGACTTTTTGCGGGGGTGGTCAACTCTATCATTTTTCATAATCTTTAATTGTGTTAGTTCATCAAATAATAAATCAATTGCAGGCATAGCAAGTCTTTCCTCGTACACAAGCATAGCCATGTCCTCGTAATGTTTTTTGGCAACAGAAACAGTATCAGTCTTCATTCCAACCTGCTTGAGTTCATTCTGAATATCAAACGACTGCCAACGGTCAAAGGAAACCATTCCAATATCAAACCCTATTCTTCTAAGGTTCTGAATCCATTGCTTAACCTCTGAAAGATTAACTGGGCCCTCTACCTTTGGTTCCCACCATGCTACTGCATCTACTATTACAATTGGTGCTACCTGTTCGTAGTTATTAATTACTTGTATGTTTACCCATTTTTCTACATGGGCAATTGCAACAGCACACTTATCGTGCTTCTGGGCAAGGTCAGCGTGTACATAATACTTCTTGGTTGGATCTGGTTTAAATGATTCGTCAAACCTTCTAAAGTTATCCACAGGATTTCTAAGTGTCATACAGGCTTTTACTTTTTCTTGTTGCTTAAAGAATGCATCGGAAGCAAAGGTTGGTACGCATGTAAAGCGCATCATTGCATCTCCAAGGTCAGTCATAAAAGCAATCTTAAAATCATCAATCTGTCTTGTTGGGTTTACTTCCCATGTAGGTCTTTTTAGTGCGAATACTCCTGGGTATTTGTATGAGATGATATGATCTTCATCCCAGGAAATTTCAAACTTATTGTTTGGGTCTGTATCAGGAAGTAATGGATTAATGATAAACTCGTGTGTTCTTTCAACTACTTCTTTCTCAGCAACAACTGCATCGTACTTCTCTGAGATGTAGTCTCCTGGATATCTTGGGAATGAAAGCAAAACAACTTTGCCAAGGTCTGGGAAGCGAGAGTCAACTGATCCACGGAAAGCCTTGTAGATATTCTCAGCAGTCTTACCTTGTTCATTACCTGTTCCAACTTCAGATGCAAAACCAGAGATCTCATCAAGCACTGCAAGAAGAAGGTTCAAACCCTCATGCGATTCTCTTTCTGAGTGACCAGAGTAAACAGTTATAGACTTATCAAACTCAACTGAGTCTGCTTTTGCATAATACTTTCCAGCAAACCATGGTGATCTTTCAATCTTTGATTTAAAACCTTTAAAGAAAACATTCTTAGCCTGCTGTGCGTTAATAGCAACGTTGATTAAGTCGATAGCATCTCCAGATGGCTTACCAAAATACTTTGCTGGGTCTTTTAAGCATAATAGTTTATATACAATATATGCACATGCTACTGTTGATACGAAGTCTTTTCCAGATCCCTTGCCAAGTTGCAGGATAATCTCATTCTTAGTGTATTTTTCAAAGTATCTTGTACCTTCTTCTTCTCCCATTATATCAATGAGATCTTCTTTACGATATATCTGGCTCATCGCTTCAACAATGTCGTACTGGATATCAGACAGGCCAGGCTGACCTAGGTATGCATCACCCTCAACAAATGTTTTTGCATCTACTGGAGTTTCTTGAAAGTTATTGTCTTTGAGTACTTCAAAAAAATCATTGAACGTCGTGGACAACTGTAATCACCTCGTTGTCTTTTGCAAACGAAGAAAGTCTACGCATTATCTCATCACGAACCTGTGGATACTCAGATGCAATATCTTTTAATATTAAAACAAGAACTTCTTGGCGTCGCTCAATCTCCATCATTTCTTCAGCAAGTTCTTTGTTCTCAAGCAGACCAGCCTTTTGTAACATATCGATACGCTTAGATTCAATATCCATAACAAGTTTAATTGCAGCAGTCTTAGCGCTAAGATTGTTTGTCATTGATGCCTCATCAATAACTTCATAAGTGCGAGAGACCAACTTACTGTAGTGTGTATCAGCAGCAGCAAGTGCTTCTTTGGCACGAGCACGGATAGCATCATTGGCAGAGGCCATAACTTTCCACTCATTGATAAGTGTCACAACTCTTTGTCTTGGTATGTCAAGTTGCTTTGAAATTACTGTTGGGTCATTACCCTTTAGGTATTCTTCTACTACTTGATTAACTTGATCAAGATGTTTAACTAGATCATCTTCAGTTGACATTGTTTAATTCCCTTGCTATTTTTAGCAGTATGAGATAACCGATTAGATCATCTAAATCATTATCGCCAACATAAGATCCACCTCTAGTTATTCTAGAAAGTTTGTCGTCAATGCGAACATGCAGTTGCTCTACACTGTCTGATGTAGCAAAAACTCTAACAGGATTGAGAGCAGAATCTCCATAAGATTTATTTTTTGCAATCAGCATCTCTTTAATCTCATCACAAACTTGAGCAATGGTAAACTGTGTCTCAGAACTCATCTTCATCCTCCTCGTCACTTAAGTCAAAAATATCTGGAAAGTTTTTAAAGGAATTAACAACATAGACTATGCCTACTGAACTAGCCACGGTAATTGCTAAAATAATCTTTTTTGTTTTACTCATCGCTTAGACTTCCTTAATCCAAATTTGGCAAGGTATACGTAAATGGTCTCTAGGCTCACTCCGCACTCCTTTGCAATCTCTTCTGGAGTCTTTCTATCCATAAGATATCTCTTACGCATAAAGACTTCTGATGTATATAGTTTAGCAGCCATGGTGCTATTTGTCAACTCCAATTGCTTTCCCCCAGTTTTTTATAGCCCAGTGGCCAATGCCACACGCATCAGCAACATCGTTATCAGTAATAGTTCTATCATATATAGTGTTAATAAATTTTATAGTTCTTTCTTTACGAAGATTTCTTTCGTAAGTTTTATACCAAGAAACTGACTTACCAGGATGCTGTGAACGAATAAAAAGTTGTTCATCTTTAGATATCTTCTTATTTCCTATATAGTTTTGCCAAGTGATTGGTGAAACAGTTCCTATTACTCTAGTTCCAGTTTGACCAGCAGCACCAAGGATTGCTCCCTGAACCAAGGCAAGATCTGCAGCAGTCTTTGGACTGTTCATGAATACTGTGTGCTCGATAACTATTGCCTCAAACCCACCATACATATCAAAGAATCCTTTTACTTTTTTGCCTGCGTCCATTACCTTTTCGTATGTATTGTTTCCTTCAAAAGTAATCTTGCCAACTGACTCAAGATCTTCTCCAGAAAATAAAGAAAAAGCAAGGCTATTAGTACTAGCGTCAATAGCACAAATCTTATGTGGCTTGACTTCTATACCCCATTTATTTTTTGCCATTTGTTTTATCCTTAATTGCCTTAATTGCTTTACTTACCGCATCTGGATTTACCGAACAAGATGAGCACACGGGGTGATCATTATATATTGATAGTGGTAAAGAACAAGATTTGCACAATCTTATTTTGCCTTTTCTTTTTAATCTTTTTGATTGTATATACCTTGCAGCAATTTTTTCTTTTGTTGCAAGTTCTCTACAATCGACAGAGCAGTATATTTGGTAAGATACAGACTGTTGAAATTGTTTATCACAAAAGTTACAATGTCTCACTCAGGATCTCCAGGGGTGCTATTTTTAACACGCCTGGACCTGCAGACTCACATGCTTTTTTAATTGGGCATGACTTGCATATCTTGGAGTTTGATCTATAGTTTTTGTTTGGCAGGGTTCTGTCTTCCCATGTCTTTCTAACTAATCTCATCCAATCAAATGCCTGGTCTACCCACCGACGGTAATGATCGTTTACATCTACAGGTATCAAAAGAAGTTCATGATTATTTTTATTTTCATAAATCATGACACCTGTTGGTTTCTTTAAGATCTTCATATAAATAAGTAATTGCATCAAGTGGCCAGTCTTGGCTTTACCTGCTGCCTTTCTATATTCAAACCCTTCATTCATCATTGTTTTAATTTCACCAATGAGTTCTTCTTCTTGCCAATTAAACATGACATCCCCATACCCAAAGATAGGAGGATCTTCATTTATAATCTTAAACTCTGTTGTTGCTTCATTATTTTCATCACGGAAAACCTTAACAATACCAGCATTTAGCATTGCGTTTTGAATTCTTGCATGTGATAGAGTACCAGCACTCATATTAGCCGATGCATATGCATCTGCATTGTCTTCAAATATCTGACCATCAAAAGCAAGGTACCAGTATCGAGCACACTCACCATGCCCATAGGCAATAGTTGATGGAGCAAAAGTCTTCTTTGTTGTATGCTTATCTACACGAGTAATCGTATAGCCTTCTTTAATCTTTGCCTCAAGCCCAGCAATATCGATGGGGTGAATTGGCTTTTCTTCTGGCTTTATCATTACCGTATGTAATAAATTCTTCGTCATCATTTCTCGTTTCTATTAGTATAAGTATAGCAGATTATCGGGTTATATACTTTAGTGCAGACACTAAATTATTAAGCGACTCTGCTGCCGTATAATAAAGATTCTTCTTTCCACGATCTGACTTGTCTACATTGGCCATCCACGTAGCCTTAAAAGCCATTTTTGCTGCAATTGCTTGAAGCCTTACAATTTCTATATGGGCCACATTTAAAGGAATGTCTGGCTTTATAATTAGTTTAGCAATCATTGTTAGTGCTACTGTAAGTTCTTCATCTTGCATATAGTCTGCTATCTCAGCCAAACCATTAACCATTTCGATTGTTGTTCCTTGTTGTTCCATTATTCCTCCATCATATCTTCTAGTATGCTCATCTCAATTATAGCAAGTCTTACTTTTGCATTGCCCTCGCCTATTACGACCACTATGGCTGGGTCCTTGCCATTCTTCATGGCATCTGTAGTGGCCTTAGCCCAAACCTCTTTGTTTAAGGTAAAAGACTTACCCACCTCTTTAAAGTCTACGACAAAGGTTTTCCAGGAAGCATCACCCTTTTGGGTATTGCGTCCAGAGTTCTTGTGCTGTTTAGCACCAATCCTTTTAGACTCACTCTTCTCTGTCATTGCCCTTGTATTTCTGCTTACCAAACTTAACACTACTTATGTGCTTGTTTGGACACATCCATGTTGCTGTTTTTGTTTCTGGATAAAGTCTTAGAGATCTTACTTCTACCTTACATTCATGGCATACAAACTTGCCGTGATAAACTGTAAAATTACCCATTTAGTTTATCCTTGATTGACTGTTGCAAATCAAGATCCTCCCTTACACGATTAACAAATGCCTCTTTACCCTGGACTTTTGAGCCGTCTGGAAGGATGTACCAAGCACCTGTGCGTTCTACAATGCCGTTTAGTTCAGCAGTAGTAACAAGATCGCCGATGGTGTCAAGACCAATATAATCACCTCTAAAATAAAAATCATACTCACCAGATTGAAACCCTGGAGAGGTTTTTGAGAACTGTAGTTCCCACTTAATAGTTCTACCAATTTTTTCTTCAATTAGTTTATCTCCTACTTTAATTTTTCCTTTAATCGCTTGATTGTCGGACTCGGAACTAAATAACTTAACAATGCAAGAAGAATAAAACTTAGTAGCCTGACCACCAGAAGGCTGCTGGCTAGTATACATAGCGTTAATATTATTGCGAGACTGGGAAATAAGAACAAGAAGAGTAGGCTTAACCTTGTTGTTAGCATAATTAAGCATTTTCCATGCGTTACTAAAGTCACGGGATTCTGCTCCAATCTGCTTTGTATTTTCTAATGCCTTCATCTCGTCTGTATCTTTTTCAAAATAGATTGCTGGAAGCATTGATGTAATAGAGTCTACCACGATTAAATCAACTCCTGCATTCATTAGTCCTACGCCAACGTCTACCATGTCACTAATAGTCCTTGCTTGTGAGTAGATTAGTTTTTCTGGATCTACCCCAAGAGTTCTAGCCCAATCTTCTGAGTATGACATTTCTGAATCAATCCAAGCACACAACTTTCCTTCTGCTTGTGCTAAAGCAATCATTTGAAGGCACATAGAAGACTTTGCGGAAGACTTTGAGCCCCAGATAAGCACTTGTCTACCATAAGGAAGTCCACCACCTAGTGCACGGTTTAATCCATAACTTGGGGTTGGCTGGTACTCATAGTTAACTCCTACGCCACTACCTAATTTTTTCCTTAACTTGGGATCAAGTTGTGCTAACGCCTCTTCTATTGTTACTGTCATTTTTATTCCTCATCCTTTGATATATTTATGTTAATTACAGATCTTGTTTCATGCACATTTGGGTAATGGAATGAGTGATAGACTCTTCCATCAAAGAGAACTGCTCTTCCTGCCTTTGGAGAAATCCTGTGCTCAACTACCATTTCATTATCTTCTTTGTATACATTATTATACAGCAGGGTGTCTCCGTCGCTATCATTTACATAGTATAAAAGAACCATGTGGCTATTCTCATCATC